ATTTATGTTTATCTATTTTAATTGTTTTTCTAATTACACTTCTTTTCATAATGCCAGGTAACAAAAAATCAGTAGGCATGTGAACAGCCCCATATAAAATGGTATATGATTATTTGGTTCCATAGTCCCTTTGTTTAATCATTTCTAAATAATGTATTGCTTTATCGATGTCTTCTACTCCGCCTTTCTTCGAGTGTCTGCATATGTACTTTATAGCTGACCCCTCTGCAAAAAGCAATTTATTCTTGTTAATAAACTCTGCTGGCTGTATCTCCATGTACATGTAATGTGTCCCCGAAACCTGTTTTAAGTATGGGTTCTCTTTCTTAGATGTCATAACTTCTGTCCTCCCTTATTGGTGTCATTATAAATAAATTTTGTTTTGTACGAGTTACACCTACGTACCAAACTCTGTGTTCTTCATCGTGCTTGTCTTCACTTTTGTCGACAGCTTCTCTTATTTTTTTTGTATTATCTAAAATAAGTAAAACATTTGTTGCTTCACCACCTTTTGCTGCATGTATTGTAGATAATTTTACTCGTGCTGTTTTTGATAACTCTTCTCCACCACGCAACATTTCTCTAATGTATAAACATTCTTCTGGGTCTTGTGTAAATACTTCGTACCAGTCGTGCTCTTTTACATGATCGTATTCTGCTAAATCATACATTCTTTCTTCTGTAGGAAATGGATCTGGATTTTGTCCTGTTTGTTCTAAAACATCTTTTAGTTCTGATAGAGATAATTCATCTCCTTGTTGCCATCTTGTGTAATGTTTTACTGCTGTATACAATCTTGTCTTATAACTTTTTCTACCTTTTAATTCAAAGTAAATAGCCATTTCTTCTAACACAGCTTTTAATTTAACTAACTTATCATTTGTTCTGGATAGTATTAACCAATCACCTTGATGCAATGGAACATCTTCTATCGATGTTATATGATTTACAGAGCCTCCTTCAGGACGTGAAGCCCACTGTTTTTTAATTCTTCTGTTGTCAGGTATACGATTTAATATTTGATCTGCTATCTGCTGTACCTCGTAAGGCACCCTGTAAGATTGTGGCAGAATAATGTTCTTTGCAGGCTCGTCTTGAAATCGTTGTACGTCTGCACCAGCCCAACCATAAATAGCTTGATCGTCATCACCCGCTAAAATAACATGTTTAGAGTTCTTTTTTAGTATGTCATACATTTTCCATTGTATTGGTGACAAATCCTGTGCTTCATCCACAAATACTACGTCATATTTTGGACACAATTCTGACACATTAAATTTTTCGATCATGTCAGTGAAATCTACAAGACCATATGAATATTTATAGTTATCTACTTCATCTTTTAAAATTTGTAATTGGTGTTTATCAATATCTTCTGAATACATATCGGTGTTATATTCTTCTTGAATAGTTACGTTCTTGATCCTTGCTGCATTTATAATGTTAAAGTATTCACTATCAGAGTCTACAAATCCTGTCTTCTCTTCTCCGTTAGAATAAACTGTAACCTCTATACCAAGTTTACGACCTATATCTTGATAGTGCTCGTCTTGCATCACATTACTTTTTTTCATACCCAACTGTGTAAAAGCCAGTGAGTGTAGTGTTCTAAAATGTTTTAAATCTTTTTTCTGTAGTCTAGGGTATGCATCCAACATTCTATCTACTGCTTCTTCTGCAGCTTTCTTTGTAAATGCAAAGTAACCAATCTTATCGATAGGTGTACCAAGTTTAACAAATGTCTTTACATACTTAATAAGTTTAGTTGTTTTACCTGTACCTGGAGGACCTAATATTTTTCTAACAGCCATTACATTATCTCCGTGTTGTGTAATAATTTATTATGATTAATTTTAATATCCTCAAATTGTTCTATGCTTATACAAACCACATTCTTTGTAGGTGTATTATATTTACCTTTTTCTGTTGTTGGATATCTTTTCTGTTCTAAAAATTGTATGTCACAATGTTTGTAATTAGTTTTCATCATAACACCTGTCTTGTCTTCACCGTGTTTCCAGTTCTTAGATTTTAGTTTGTCGTAAAATTTATCAAACTTAAAGTATGCATAACCATCTTCTATCAACACTGTGCCAGATTTAAATGATGCATCATTCATAGCTTTAGGTCCATTTATTTTTGCATGTAGTACATCATGTAATTTTTCTTTTGGTGACGTACCAACTGGTGGATTAATTATTTTTTGTGTTTGAAACAAAGCTTCTAATACCGTTTGATCTTCTGGTGCTTTTATAATTGGTGGTGGAAACCCTGCAGCTTTTGCTATTGAGTTTCTACGTTTACGTTGATCGGTTACGTGTTCGATTGTTTTACAGTGCACTGTTGCCTTACCAATACCATCTGGTTTAGTTACATCAAATTCATATTCCGGATCTGGTTCTATATCTATCTTTCTTAAGTTTGTTAATACAGGATACTGTCCTTTTGATCCTGCTAGTATACCAAACTTCTTTTTAACACAGATACCTTTCTTACAAAAATCACTGATAGGACTCTGGTTACAAGTGTAACCTTTTTCTGATCGATTCCATGACCTTGTCTTTTGTTTTAATTTGTTGTCGTCCCACGCATTAGCGTGTTCTCTTGCAAAATATTTAACAGGTGCGTTTTTAACTTTCTGCTCCCAAGTATCAGGGTACTTCATCTTTACAAACACATGGAAGTTATACATAAATCTATCTTTACCATCAAAAGTAGGTTGATCCGATATTTTAGATATCAAAGCAAGACAAGGTGGTCCCTCTAAAAAATCTTCGTCCACACCTTCCATAGATTGTCTTTCCATTTCTTCTGTAATGGTTTTTAATTCGTCTACATTGGTTGTGTTTGCATCTACAACTTTTATGAATTGTTCTAGTGTAAAAAATGTACCGTCAATATTAACAGCTTTTCTTTGTCCGCCATAGTATGGCAGGTTTATAAACTGTCCCGGTTTCATGATCCCTGTTTCCGGATCCTTGGTTAGTTGTGTTTGCTTAGGAAATATTTCACAGTCTGGTTTAAGATTAAATATAGGTAATAGGTTGCTTAAGAATGATACAATAACCGTTGATTGTACAAACTCATTCATAAATAAATATAAGTGTAGTCCACCACTTTTAGATTCTACTGGTACTAACGGTAGTTTATATTGTTGAATAGTTTCTAAATAAAATTGTTTGTCAAAATTTTCATATTGTTTTGGGTCCACATCTATTACACCAAATACAGCGGTACCTTTTTCATTAGTAGGCTGTATCCCAACAGATATGTTTCCTTCTAAATGTTCTTGATAAATAGTGTCAGTAAATTCTTCGTAGTTCCAACGATAAACCGGTTTCTTTTTACCGCTTTCTGGGTCTACAACAGCGTTAGTCCAATCTGCAATTCCGTATGCATGTCTATAGCCATTAAATATTTTTATATATTCTTGCATAATTATCCTGTCTACGTAGGCCACTTAGTCTCCCTTGTGGCCCACGCTGTGCACATACCCCGAGGGGATTATATAATGCTTTTACTTTCTGCTGGTTTTTCTTCACCATGCTTTGCTTTCACTGCACCTTTAGAGATGCTTTCAGAGAAAGATTTAGCTTGTTGATAAAGACCTGCGTCAGTAATAGGACCAACTTTACTTACTTCCCAACCAAACCAAGTGCCTTTGTCATTAGACATTTGAGTAGTCTTTAGTTTGTAAATGTGGCTAAAAGATGCCGGTGTATATAAACCGTTCTTACCTTTTAGTTTTATGCCGGACATCATTGAATTCCATTTTCTACTAATTTTTAATTGAGTAGATTTCATAGAGATCAACGCAGTCGATGGACTGTCTCCAGTTATAATTACAAAATGTGATGCAGTTTTTTCGATGTAATTACCGTTTGGTAATCTATCTTTATAGTTTGCATCTGGTTTTGTTTTGGACATGATATCAGATGAAGAATCATAGATTGCAACTGGTGCACCTGGTCCTTCTCCTCTATCTTTCCATTCAATGTATTCAAGTTTATAGAATGCAGGAATGACATCTAAGCCTTTCACTCCATCATACAACTCGCCAGAAACAGAATTGAAAATCATTCCTGGTTCTGCACCCTCAACATACTTACCGTCACGTTTATTAACTTCCGGTGAAAGTTGTCCTAGGATTTTAAGAAAAGGTAAGGCAAGATCTTCTTGACCTATTGCGCCTAAACCTTTTGCTGCATCTTCTTCAAACATATTAGCTGGAAGAGGAGCAGACTTTTTTTCTGTTACTTCATTCATGGTTATTTATTCCTTGTTATTTTTGTTCTGTTGCTCGTGAACAGGTTAAATAAGTCAGAAGGCATATCGAGTCCAGCCTCAACACGCTCTCTGACTAGTGCTTTAAGTGTCATTGGTTCAACCTTTAATTTCTGGATAGGTTCATACCCTTGACCTTGCGCAAGGACAGCATATTGCTGTGCCTTGTTATCTTCGGAACGTCCAAAAGCAACGGTTACCTCATTTTTGATAAGGTCACCCAGTCCGTTCTCACGAAGCCATTTATATGCTTCTTCCTTTTTATCTGCAGGTATAGAAGCACCATAGACAGGTTTAACTTCTACTGAAGTCCCGTCTGATAATTTTAATGTAGAGATATTCATTTCTTGCATCATAGTAGGTATTACCTCTGCTGACACTAGTTCTACTTTTCTTTTTATCTCTTTATATTCTTGTTCTTTAACTAAAAGTTCCTCTTCTAGTTCTTGTAGTTTTACTACTTGATCAGATAATTTTTTGGCATCATTAGCACCATCCAACTCTTCTCGTTTTTCTTGTTCAAAGTCAATCGACATTGATTTCTCCTTTCTCGTATAAGTTTATTTTAAGAGGATAGTACATTCTTTCTTGTCTATCCCATTTCAACAAATTAAATTTGCCGTTTGTAATATCAGAAACTATAGAACATGCAATTCCAATTATAGCAGGATCACCTGTTAACAACAAATGGTCGTCTTCAGTATAATCTTTTAATAACTTTCTTAGTTTAAAAACTAATGGGCCTGGTGAAAATATTATTTGTGAAAACTCTGGAAGTAAAAATTTAAACTCACCATATTCTCTTGCACTCATAATATTTATTTTAGGAGCATTGGCTTTTGTGCCTGGTAATTCTTGAATTACGTATACTATTTTTTTTCTTTCTGTCATTGACTTTACATATAGGATGTTCTATATAACTTGTCAACTAGAAAGAAGAAAAATTATGAATTATAAATTTAAGACTAAGCCTTATGCTCATCAGTTAAAAGCATTAGAGTTATCATGGGATAAACCATACTTTGCGTACTTTATGGAAATGGGTACTGGTAAATCTAAAGTGCTTATAGATAATATTGCGATGTTGTATGACGCTGGAAAAATAAATGGTGTTTTAATTATTGCACCTAAAGGTGTTTATAAAAACTGGTATGATGGAGAAATTCCTACACACTTACCTGACCACGTAGAACACACTTCTGTTTTGTGGCAGTCTATGATTAATAAAAAACAACAAACAGAATTAGATAAATTATTTGCACCTGGAGAAGACTTACATGTTCTAATTATGAATGTAGAAGCTTTCTCTACTAAAAAAGGTGTAGAATTTGCAGCAAAATTTTTAAGATGCCATAGAACGATGATGGCTATTGATGAGTCTACTACAATAAAAAATCCAGATGCTAAACGTACTAAACATATTTGTACACTAGGTGAGTATGCAGGATACAAAAGAATTCTTACAGGTTCTCCTGTAACTAAATCACCATTAGACTTATACAAACAATGCGAGTTTCTTAAAAAAGAATTACTAGGTCATACATCTTATTATACATTTAGAACTAGATACGCAGTTATGAAAACAGCAAATTTTGGTGGTAAATCTGTACAGATTGTAACCGGTTATCAGCACCTACCAGAATTATCTGAGAAGTTAAAACCATTTTCTTATCGTGTATTAAAAGATGATTGTCTAGATCTACCGGAGAAAACATTTATTAAACGTTTGGTTACACTTACACCAGAACAAAAAAGTTTGTATTTACAAATGAAAAATTTAGCACTTGCACAAATGGACGGCAAAATGATGACTACGGCTACTGTCATGACACAGTTAATGAGATTGCAACAAATTACTTGTGGTCACTTTACTGCAGATGATGGCACTATAAAAGATTTAGATTCCAACAGATTGTCAGAACTTATGAATGTATTGGAAGAAGTAGAAGGCAAGATAGTTATATGGGCTCACTGGCAACGAGATGTTAATAGGATAATCCGGGAGATAGTTAAAAAATATGGCGAAAATAGTTTTGTAGATTACTACGGTCCTACGCCTATGAGTGAGCGTCAAGAAAATATAAGAAAGTTCCAGGATCCAGACTCACCGGTCAGATTTTTTGTAGGCACTACGCAGACAGGTGGTTATGGTATTACATTAACTGCAGCTAGCACTATGGTATACTATTCTAACGGTTATGATCTTGAGAAAAGACAACAATCAGAGGCACGTATTGATCGTATCGGTCAAAAATATCCTATGACTTATATAGATATTTACTGCGAAGATACTGTTGATGCTAGAATTGTAAAAGCTCTTAAGAAAAAAGTTAATATTGCTAGTCAGATTATGGGTGAAGAATTAAAAGATTGGATCTAAACTAAATCTTTTGCTTTACCAATTACAGGTTTGTATTTAGTTTTACCCTCTAATTTGTATGCGTGTAAATATTGTTCACGTCTTCCTTCAGGTATCCAACTACAATGTATCCATCCCGAGTTAGGTTCTCCGGGTGTGTAGAACTCGAGAATCAATTGATCTGTCTCAAGGTTTTGTTTAATCCAATCAGCAACTTCAGCGTTGTCGACTCCAATACATTCGAAGTCTGCTGCCTCAGCTTTCGCATGCTGTGAATTTCTAGAGCTACCAATAGCTAAACATAAATCTTCACTACGAAATCCGCTAGTAATTTTTACTCTGCCGAAGTGATCACGTACTGGCTGCAAAATATTTTCACATAATGCTTTTAGTTTTTCTATTTGACCAGAGTTAGGGTTATTATTTATACCCTTACGTATGGCAGTGTCTGATTTGATAAGCTCTTGCAAGCTAAAGTTTCGACTAAGATTCATAATTTTTATTTTACGATTAAAGCAAATATAACATAGGCCATACCTGAGATCAACGCACCAGTAGATACTAATAATATACTTTCTACCCTATTTATTTGGTTTTCAAGCTTATGTATCTTGTCATGAGTTTGCTTCTGCATAATTCTGCAAAGCTTTTCATGTTCTTCTATTTTTTGTATTGCGTTTTTTGCCATATTATCCTCTGCCAAATAGTAAATCTAATTTCTGCTGTGTTGTCAAGTTGTTATAATTACTGCCTTGTACCTGCGCTGACACAACTTCGTTATTAATACTAGGTAAGTTAAGTGTTGTAGGACCTAGTGGTGTGTCTTGTAGAATAGGTTGTAACGGGTTTGCAAATACAGGGAACTCAGGTAATGATAAATTAATTTCTGCCATCCTTCCTTCTAATTCTGATATTGCATCAGCTGCTGTGTCAAATGGATTAGCTACTCCCATTCTAGCTGCATTTTGTTCAAAAGCATCTCTTACTTCTTTTGAAACTCTGTAAGGTCTAAAAACATTTTCATCAATTGCACTAATTTCAGTGTTAGAAATTCTATCTAATGCACCATAAAAACCTTCTTCAGATATATTTAATAATCTTGCAGCGTCCATGTCGCCTTTTAAATTTTTCTTTACATCAAACAACGCACGGTTAGCATTTATATATGCGTCAACTATTTCTGTAGGTTCAATAGGACCACCTTTTAATGCAACTCTAGTAAATAATGATCTTGAATCCCTTACACCTTTTTGATAGTCGGCAACTTTAAAATTCATGGCTCGATCAGGATTTACATTGACTGCTCTAAAACCAAACAATCCACCAAACTCATCACCAAATTCAAAGTCTTGACCATACTCATCAAACTTACCTTTTGTAATTACATCAACAGATTCTATAGATTGATCTAATCTTTTTAATTGATCTAATGAAAAAGGCATTTGTGCTTTTACTAAGTGTGCAAATATTTTACTGTTACGGTCGCCAGCTGTATCTTGATCACTGTACACTTGCGCACCATCTCTAGTTCTACCACCTCTTGCAATAATATCTAATGCAGCTTCAGTCCAAATAGATTCTGATATAAATGGTTGACCAAACTCTGACATAGCTGTGAACATACCTTTTGCAAAATCATCCATCATACCATCTTCATCTGTTCTACCATCTTGAACAGCGTTAACGATTGATTGTAAGGGTCTAATTAGTGTGTCGTATGCGTTAGCGTGACTAAAATCTATGTATTTAAAACTACCATCTTCCTGTTTAATAGGCAGCAATGTAGAGTTTTTAGACCATTGGGCTGCAAACCTTCTAATTGCCTCTCTTTCCTCGTCTGTGACGTCGTATAGGGCCTGGAATGCTGCTGTTGTAGCCATAGGTATAGCTGCAACTGTAGTAGTAAAACCAAATAATCTAGTGTAACCAATACCTTCCATAGGTTTAACTATTGTACCATCAGGTAAAGTTATGGTTTCATTAATTTCTCTTAATGCACGTCTTACAATATTTGTACCTGTTCTAGCAATCTCTGCAGGGAATGATACGAAGTTACCAATAGGTAGTTTTCTTAAACCTTTTACAAAGTCAGATACATAATCATAGTTAGGTATATTGTTTCTTACAATGTCAGCAGCTTCTTCTTTTAAAAATTGTTCATCAAGTCTTACGTCAACACCATTACGTTTAAAAAACTGTCCTCTTGTTACACCAATCTTTTCATATGCTTTTTCTAATCTAGATTTTTCTACAGCCCAAGAATATATTTTCCAAAAGTCATCTTCAGCTGTGTACAAATCTTGTGATACGGATTTTAATTTTGATAATGGTTTTAATAATAATCTCATACCTTTGTCAGACGTCATAGTCTCACCAAAGTTTACGTCTTGCAATAATCGAGATAGATCTCCAAGTCTTACGTTAGAGTTTACAACACCAAGCTCCAGTAATTCTTGATACAAATCATTCTGTTGTCTTGTACCTTTTAGTGGTGTTTGTAATGCTTGGTATGCTTGTTTAATTGCACCCACATCTGCTGCTGGTAAAATACCATTTGCTGCAGCAAAAGCTCCAGCACTTACAAAATTACGTAAATGTGTAACTGGAGATAAAATTGTTTTAGCTATTTGTGATGTAGCTTTAGGATATAATACTAAACTTTCATACAGTCTACCGAGTATACCTGGACTCTGTGTAGTCAAAGATGTGTTCTCTAAAGCTTCTGCTACACCTTTTCTAGCAAACATAGGTTTTGCAACATCGCCAAAAGGATTACTTGCACCTGATGCAATGTTTACGTTTAAAGTTTGTGCCGGATCAATGACTGCGATTCTTTGAAAGTCATCACCAAAGAAAGCTCTTGCTTCTGCTTCTGATCTAGCAAACATGGGTTGTGATACCGATTGTTTATCTGTTGCGTTTCTCCATACTTCACTTACTTCATCGTTCTTTTTTATAAGATCATCATAAAATAAATTACGACGTGTGATTAAGGATAGTTTAGCCATACCACCTATCATAGTTTGCATAGGATTTTTTTGCTTACCAAACAAATCATCAAACACTTTTCTATCTGCCTCTTGTGCTACGTCTCTAATAGATATTCTAGCAACACCACCACGTTTGACTGCATCATCTAACGCTGTTCTATTTACAAAGAAGTCAGGTATATTAAATAGTGCATCAGAAGGTTTGTCCATTCTTAAACCTTTAGGTAACCCAGAAGTTTTTAATACATTGTTTACTATTTGCTCTGCTTCTAAATCTGTAAGTTCTTTACCAGCTTCTCTTGCACTAGCTTTAAATAAATCTTTAGCATTATCAATTGCTTGTGCTGCAGGTTTGTATCTCATCCA